CTTGCAGTCCTTGCAGTCCCTGAAGACCTTGAGTTCCCTGAACTCCCTGGTTGCCCTGTGCACCTTGAGCTCCTTGGGTTCCCTGAACTCCTTGGTTGCCCTGATTTCCTTGTGCACCTTGAACTCCCTGAACACCCTGATTTCCTTGATTTCCCTGGTTGCCCTGTCTTCCTTGCAGTCCTTGCAGTCCCTGAAGACCTTGAGTTCCCTGAACTCCCTGGTTGCCCTGTGCACCTTGAGCTCCTTGGGTTCCCTGAACTCCTTGGTTGCCCTGTGCACCCTGAAGACCTTGTGTTCCCTGAACACCCTGGTTGCCCTGAGGCCCCTGATTTCCTTGAGCTCCTTGTGTCCCTTGTAGACCCTGCAAGCCCTGAACTCCTTGAGCTCCTTGTGTACCCTGAACTCCTTGATTGCCCTGAAGGCCTTGGGTTCCCTGAACTCCTTGATTGCCTTGTGCACCTTGAACACCTTGAACACCCTGATTTCCTTGTGCTCCCTGTAAGCCCTGAACTCCTTGGACTCCCTGCCACCCTTGAAGGCCTTGTAATCCTTGTGATCCTGTTGCACCGAATGTTGTTACCAAGTAAGAATATACGGCATCCTCTGTATAGAAATAAACTGTCCTGTTTTGGTTGTCGTCATTGTTTACGTAGAGGTTTACAATAATTCTGTCAGTAAGGCTCAAAGTATTAGTTGGCACTACTATGTTTGACTTAACTTCAACAGGTGTTGTATTATTTGTGTCCCAACCTATTTGTACTGAATCTCCTGTTGTAATCAATGTTGTTGTTGCACCGTCATACTTTGATACAGTAACATAATATTTTAGATTGTCGTTCTCTGCATTCTTTGTGAAGTATGCATATGCATGCCAAATTCCATTCGGTATCAAAAGTGCATTTGGGTCATTGACATCAGTTATAAACCCTGTTCCTACAATAACATTCTGTTGATTTGGTGTCAGGTTGATCTGAATGGACTGTGGACCTACTGATGTTGTAACTCTTCCTAGCTGTTTGTAAGGACTAGGGGTTTGAGATATCGTATAATTAAAGAAGTAGTTTACACCGCCAGATATTCCGAACTCGCCTTGATAACCTTGAGGCCCTTGCAATCCCTGTAGACCCTGAAGTCCTTGTAATCCCTGCAGACCTTGGAGCCCTTGAGCTCCTTGTGTTCCTTGAACTCCTTGGTTGCCCTGTGTTCCTTGCAGACCCTGAACTCCTTGTGCACCCTGAACTCCTTGAGTTCCCTGAACACCCTGATTGCCTTGAGCTCCTTGAACACCTTGAACACCCTGATTTCCTTGTGCACCCTGAACTCCTTGATTGCCCTGCAAGCCCTGAACTCCTTGAGTTCCCTGAACACCCTGATTGCCTTGTGCTCCTTGGGCCCCTTGGGTTCCCTGAACTCCTTGATTGCCCTGCAAGCCCTGAACTCCTTGAGTTCCCTGAACACCCTGATTGCCTTGTGCTCCTTGGGCCCCTTGGGTTCCCTGAACTCCTTGATTGCCCTGTGTTCCTTGCAGACCCTGAACTCCTTGGTTGCCCTGAACACCTTGGTTGCCTTGGGTTCCTTGAACTCCTTGTGCACCCTGAACTCCTTGTGCACCCTGAACTCCTTGTGCACCCTGAACTCCTTGTGCACCCTGAACTCCTTGAGTTCCCTGAACACCCTGATTGCCTTGTGCTCCTTGGGCCCCTTGGGTTCCCTGAACTCCTTGATTGCCCTGCAAGCCCTGAACTCCTTGAGTTCCCTGAACACCCTGATTGCCTTGTGCACCTTGAACACCTTGGGTTCCCTGAACTCCTTGGTTGCCCTGTGTTCCTTGCAGACCCTGAACTCCTTGTGTTCCCTGAACTCCTTGAGTTCCTTGTACCCCTTGGTTGCCCTGTGTTCCTTGCAGACCCTGAACTCCTTGTGTTCCCTGAACTCCTTGAGTTCCTTGTACCCCTTGGTTGCCTTGAGTTCCTTGAACCCCTTGAGTTCCTTGAACACCCTGATTGCCTTGAGTTCCTTGGACCCCTTGAGTTCCTTGAACACCCTGATTGCCTTGAGTTCCTTGGACCCCTTGGTTGCCTTGAGCTCCTTGTGTGCCTTGTAGGCCCTGCAAGCCCTGAACTCCTTGAGTTCCCTGAACACCCTGATTGCCTTGAGCTCCTTGAACACCTTGAACACCCTGATTTCCTTGTGCACCTTGAACTCCTTGAGTTCCCTGAACACCTGAACCCTGAACGCCTTGAGTTCCTTGAACCCCTTGGTTGCCTTGATTGCCCTGTGCACCTTGAACTCCTTGAGTTCCCTGAACACCCTGATTGCCTTGAGCTCCTTGAACACCTTGAACACCCTGATTTCCTTGTGCACCTTGAACTCCTTGAGTTCCCTGAACACCTTGAACACCCTGATTTCCTTGTGCACCTTGAACTCCTTGGTTGCCTTGATTGCCCTGTGCACCTTGAACTCCTTGAGTTCCCTGAACACCTGAACCCTGAACGCCTTGAGTTCCTTGAACTCCTTGAGTTCCCTGAACACCTTGATTGCCTTGAGTTCCTTGAACCCCTTGAGTTCCTTGAAGACCTTGTAATCCCTGTGAACCGATCAAACCTTGTATGCCTTGAAGCCCTTGCATTCCCTGGGATCCCTGTTGGCCATATGCTAAAAGATTTGCAGAGAACCAAGTGCCAGATCCAGATCCAGTTCCAGCTAGAATGTTAACGTTTGAACCGGTAGATTGATAGAACGTAAAATCAACATAGTCACTAGTACCATTTAAGTACACAATCTTTGTGATAGAAAAACCTTGTCCTGTAACATCATTAGTTGGCGACTGATTTATTGCAAATGTGCTTCCGTTCTTTCTTGCCTGTATATTTCCCTGTGCCGTTGTACTGTTTGCATCATCCAACCAAGCACCAACATCTATCAGATAATAACCAGCAACGTTCGGAGTGAATTTATATGTTGAAGAATCCCACCAATTCTGTGGGTCAAAATCATCAATAAATTGTATTACAACATCTGAGCCGCTTGATATTGACTGATCTGCATTTAATTTCCCCTGTACAACATATGTGCTTGGGGTAAGCATTCCACTGTTAGGCCCCTGTAATCCTTGTGGTCCTATTGTTCCTTGATTTCCTTGGCTCCCTAAACCTTGGATTCCCTGTAGACCTTGAACGCCTGAACCTTGAAGACCTTGTGTTCCCTGCACACCTTGGTTGCCCTGGACCCCTTGGGTTCCTTGAACGCCTGAACCTTGAAGACCTTGTGTTCCCTGCACACCTTGGTTGCCCTGGACCCCTTGGGTTCCTTGAACGCCTTGGGTTCCTTGGACGCCTGAACCTTGAAGACCTTGTGTTCCCTGCACACCTTGGTTGCCCTGTGTACCTTGAACACCTTGGTTGCCTTGTGCACCCTGAAGACCCTGAACACCCTGTACTCCTTGAGTTCCTTCAACTCCTTGTGTTCCCTGAACACCCTGTACTCCTTGAGTTCCTTCAACTCCTTGTGCCCCTTGAACACCCTGATTGCCTTGTGCACCTTGAACACCTTGGGTTCCTTGAACACCCTGAACCCCTTGGTTTCCTTGTCTTCCCTGTAGACCCTGAAGCCCCTGAACCCCTTGGTTTCCTTGGTTGCCCTGGGCACCTTGAACTCCTTGTGCCCCTTGAACACCTTGGTTGCCTTGAGTACCCTGAACCCCTTGGTTACCTTGCAGTCCTTGTGGGCCTTGTGTTCCCTGTGTGCCTTGAGTACCCTGAACCCCTTGATTACCTTGCAATCCTTGTGGGCCTTGTGTTCCCTGTGTGCCTTGAGTACCCTGAACCCCTTGTGGGCCTTGAACACCCTGGTTGCCTTGTGTTCCCTGAACACCTTGATTGCCCTGTGCACCTTGAACTCCTTGGTTTCCTTGATTACCCTGCAGCCCCTGTGTTCCTTGAACCCCCTGTGCGCCCTGAACTCCTTGAGTTCCTTGTGCACCTTGAGTTCCTTGTACTCCTTGAGCTCCCTGAACTCCTTGGTTGCCCTGGTTTCCTTGTCTTCCCTGTAGACCCTGAAGCCCCTGAACTCCTTGGTTGCCCTGGTTTCCTTGTCTTCCCTGTAGACCCTGAAGCCCCTGAACTCCTTGGTTGCCCTGGTTTCCTTGAACTCCTTGTGCCCCTTGAACACCCTGGTTGCCTTGTGCTCCCTGTGCACCTTGAACTCCTTGGTTGCCCTGTGCACCTTGAACTCCTGCACCTGTTGCCCCCTGTGTTCCCTGTGTGCCCTGTGCTCCTTGGTTTCCTTGAAGGCCTTGCATACCTTGAACTCCGGCACCTGTTAAGCCCTGTGTGCCTTGTGTGCCCTCTGCTCCCTGGTTTCCTTGAAGGCCTTGCATACCTTGAAAACCTGCGCCTGTTAAGCCCTGTGTTCCTTGGCCGCCTTGGTTTCCTTGAAGGCCTTGCATACCCTGGACTCCTGCACCTGTTAAGCCCTGTGTTCCTTGGCTGCCTTGGTTTCCTTGAAGGCCTTGCATACCTTGAAACCCTGCACCTGTTAAGCCCTGTGTTCCTTGGCTGCCTTGGTTTCCTTGTCTTCCCTGTAGTCCCTGAAGCCCCTGCATACCTTGGACTCCAGAACCTTGAAGGCCTTGAATTCCCTGAAATCCTTGAAGTCCTGATCCTGCTGGAATGAAGTTTTCTAGACCAACAATAGAGACGTATTTGTAACACGTGATCTTTGGCTCCTTTGTTGGCATTCCAGAAGAGTCATATGCAAGCTCAGATGGCTTCATGCTAAAATACAGCACAAAGCTATCTGTGTCTGGGTAATAAAATAGTGTGTAGATCTTAGGATCTGCTACTATCGTATAGTTGTCATCCTCATCTGGGAGGTATACGATAGGATCGTAGTTTACTCCATAGTTCTTTGGTATGACGTGCGTGAGCCTTGCATTTGTGAATGCATACGGGCTCGTCTCAACAGTTGACAGAGTCTGTAACTCTATCTTCTCTACTATGTCAAGTCCGCCGTAGCTGTATGTCGCACCATCCGGATATGTGTTAGAAAACAGAGGGTTGTTCTCTGGGACGTATCCAAAGTATACTAGTACTGCACCTCCGGAAACATCTCCGAAGTTTGGATACTCCAATCTAACCTTTACAGGCTGTGGGTTTACTATTGGTCCTGATCTAAAAAGATCTACAGCAGACAAGTGTTCTTAATTTTTTGTTAGGATATCAAGTATGTGAAATGTATAGACATTTCAAATGATGACCCAGAAGGGGCATAGAATTCAACCAATGCCCTGTCATTGGTAGGATCTCCAAAAACTCTGGCAGGCGTCAAGCCATTTCCACCTAAAACCGCTCCATATTCTGTCGCACCTGTTCCAGCTATCTCACAAGAATTAGAGATGTTTGACGCAACAGGAAGTGTTACATAAAATGTTGCCTGTCCTGCTCCTGCAGGATCTATGAGAAGCTGGCCACTTACCGTCACGACACTACCTACTCTCATGTATTGGAAGCATCTTACTAATAGGCTGTCAGGCGTCCATGCTCCGTGCCCTCCTAAAGTAGGTACGTAGTTTCCAGCAGCAAGTGTTAGTACAGTCCCAGGAGAGCCTTGAAGTCCTTGAATGCCCTGTGTTCCAAGCCCCTGGTATCCTTGAATTCCTTGGAATCCCTGTAGACCTTGAAGGCCTTGCAATCCTTGCAATCCTTGTGTGCCCTGCGTTCCTTGGCGTCCCTGGAATCCTTGCAGACCCTGAGGGCCTATGTTTCCATTAGATCCCTGAAGCCCCTGTGTTCCTTGAAGCCCTTGAAGCCCTTGTATTCCAGTGTTTCCTTGATTTCCTTGTAGTCCTTGAACTCCAGCACCTGTCAAACCTTGAACTCCTTGGTTGCCCTGAAGGCCTTGCATACCTTGAACTCCAGCACCTGTCAAACCTTGAACTCCTTGGTTGCCTTGAAGACCCTGTGTTCCCTGAACTCCTTGCAGTCCTTGTGTGCCTTGTGTTCCCTGAACTCCTTGTGCACCCTGAACTCCTTGATTGCCTTGCAGTCCTTGTGTGCCTTGTGTTCCCTGTGTGCCTTGTGCACCCTGAACTCCTTGATTGCCTTGCAGCCCCTGTGTGCCTTGCGTTCCCTGTGTGCCTTGTGCACCCTGAACTCCTTGGTTGCCTTGGTTTCCTTGTCTTCCCTGCAGACCCTGAAGCCCCTGAACTCCTTGATTGCCCTGTGCACCTTGTGCACCTTGCAGTCCTTGTGTGCCCTGAGTTCCCTGTGTGCCTTGAGCACCCTGAACTCCTTGTGCACCTTGAACTCCTTGATTTCCTTGGTTGCCCTGCCTTCCCTGAAGGCCTTGAACACCTTGTGTTCCCTGAACTCCCTGATTACCCTGTGCTCCTTGTGCACCCTGAACACCCTGGTTTCCTTGATTTCCTTGTAGGCCTTGTACGCCTTGAGCTCCCTGTGCACCTTGAACGCCTTGTGTTCCCTGAACCCCTTGAACGCCCTGATTTCCTTGTAGGCCTTGTACGCCTTGAGCTCCCTGTGCACCTTGAACGCCCTGATTGCCTTGATTGCCCTGAAGACCTTGTGTTCCCTGAACGCCCTGTGTTCCCTGAACGCCCTGGTTTCCTTGGTTGCCTTGATTTCCTTGTAGGCCTTGTACGCCTTGAGCTCCTTGCGCACCTTGAACGCCCTGATTTCCTTGGTTGCCTTGAACGCCCTGAACCCCTTGATTTCCTTGTAGGCCTTGTACGCCTTGAGCTCCCTGTGCACCCTGTGCACCTTGGTTGCCTTGAAGTCCTTGGAAGCCTTGCATGCCTTGAACTCCGGCGCCAGTTAAACCTTGGTTGCCCTGATTTCCTTGCAGGCCTTGTACGCCTTGTAGGCCTTGAATTCCCTGAAGACCTTGGAATCCCTGCGGTCCAAAATCTCCAACTCCACCTTGTCGTCCTTGGAAGCCTTGCATGCCTTGAACTCCTTGTGCCCCTTGCATGCCTTGGTTTCCTGTGAGACCATTTGAACCTGTTGCGCCTTGACGACCCTGAAATCCTTGAAGCCCCTGAAGTCCTTGTGGGCCATCAATTCCTTGATTTCCTTGGACGCCCTGAACGCCTGCACCAGTTAGTCCCTGGAGGCCTTGAACACCTTGGTTTCCTTGAAGGCCTTGCATACCTTGAACGCCTGCACCAGTTAGTCCCTGGAGGCCTTGAACACCTTGAACTCCCTGCATGCCCTGTGTTCCTTGATTTCCCTGGAGGCCTTGAACACCTTGGTTGCCCTGGTTTCCTTGTCTTCCTTGTAGACCCTGAACACCTTGATTTCCTTGATTTCCTTGATTTCCTTGTGCACCTTGAAGACCCTGAGGGCCAACCTGAGTGTACATCACCTGTTGCGCACTAAGTATTACTGAAGGTGTTGCTGGCCTTGTCGGCGTTGACTGTGCTCCCAAATAGTGCAAACGCATGTCAACATCAGCAGAGTACCAGTACAGCTCAACGTATTCATTCGCAACGGTCGTTGTGACAATGAAGTTCCATGCAGCGACCTTCTTATCGTTTGTTTCGGTTAGGTTTATCCTAGTGTTTGAGTTTGCAACAGGAGATCCGTTTTGAGAAAGCCAAATGTCTATTGAATCCACTCCAGCATCAGTCTTATCAAGCTGGAAAGAGAACTGAACATTGTATACACCTGGATATGCAAACGTCACTTCAGAATTGTTCTGAACAGAAACACCACTTGAGTCTATCGTTGTGTCATATGTCACGACATTAGGACTCAACGCACTGTTGTTTGGTTGATCATTAAGATCCAGGAAGTATCCGTAGTATCCTATTGCTCCTCCGAAGCCCTGAACACCCTGAGTTCCCTGAGTTCCTTGCCTTCCTTGGAAGCCTTGAAGGCCTTGAGCTCCATCGCTACCTGCGCCTGTTATGCCCTGAAGACCTTGTGGTCCTCCGTCTCCTTGGAAGCCTTGAAGGCCTTGCGCCCCCTGGTCTCCTGTTATGCCCTGTGATCCTTGAAGCCCTTGAAGCCCCTGCATCCCTTGAATGCCAGTTGCACCTTGCAGGCCTTGTAGTCCCTGTGCTCCCTGGTATCCGTCAGATCCTGTAGGCCCAATATCGCCCTCCGGTCCTTGGAGTCCTTGTACTCCCTGAAGTCCTTGTGCTCCTGAGTTTCCAGTGAAGCCTTGGGTTCCTTGCGTTCCTTGTGTGCCTTGAAGCCCTTGAACGCCTTGGTTTCCTTGTCTTCCCTGAAGGCCTTGAAGGCCTTGAAGGCCTTGTCTTCCTTGGAGACCCTGTGCCCCTTGTGGACCCTGTGTTCCTGATGCGCCTGTTGGGCCTGCCGCAGGACCCGTTGGGCCCTGAGCACCTTGAACGCCTGCACCTGTTGGGCCTGTTACGCCAAAGCCCGTAGGGCCTGTCGCACCGACAGGTCCAGTTGAACCAGTCGATCCAGTTGGTCCTGTTGGTCCTCCTGAAGGTCCTGTTGGTCCTTGTGCAATCTCAAATCCAAGAGGTCCTATGTAGAGATAGCAGTCTATCCTAGGAGGGTGTGTTGCGTCGACGTTGTCAGGAAGCCCATTGAGGAACAGGATAACACCACTGTCTGGATCTATTATGTAGTCCGTGTTGACGCCTTGAACGATCTCTACTGTGTAGTTGTTCGGATCGTTCGGATCAAGGCTCGAGTCAGAAAGCGCCCAAAGTGTAACTTCGTATCCTGGCTGATATATGATCCTTGAGATGGACGCAGACTGGAACGCATAGACAGACCCTTCAATGAAGTCTAATGCTGCCTTCTCTTTCTTCTGTATGATGTCGTAACCGTCATCAGAATAGGTGCTTCCATCGCCGAAGGATGGTCCACTTAGAGGATTTGTCGAAGGTATGAGATCAGATTTTCCCCAAACCTGGTCAATATCAACCCGTATTGCTGATGATATCGTTTCTTCAAATACTTGAGCGTTTGGGTCTGTGTCTGCTACTCTGCCCAGGAGCTTCTTCTGAAGGGCGTTTATGATCTGCTCGGTAGTTAACATCCAGAATTTTTTTGTATATATTTGCCTTCTTTTAGTATATTTGTTCAACCTTCAACTAAAAAGATAAAACATCATGTCAGTCAACAAAGAGATAGAAGTTCTTTCCGATTTTGAGCACGTTTTGCGCAAACCAACGATATATGTTGGCTCAGTTGAACCATCAGAGGAAAGGGTCCCTATAATAAAGTCTGGCCTCATTGTTGAGGAAATAAAGATGCTTTCGGTCGGTTTCTATAAGATTCTCAACGAAGCGATAGACAATGCGTTCGATGAGGCAAAGAGGCAGTCAGGAAAGATCAAGCACATCACTGTTGAGTTCAGCTCAAAGGACAACAGTGCCACGATCATAGACACCGGTGGCGGGTTCAAGAACGCGGAGAGGGTCCACCCAAAGTCCGGCATGTCGATGGTTGAAACTGCAGTCTCAATGCTTCGAGCAGGAAGCAACTTCAACAACGATGGAATCGAGGAGAACATCGTCGGCACAAACGGCATGGGCATATCCCTGACCAACATGCTTTCATCTATGTTCAGCATAGAGACGGTCAACCCTCAGATAACATACACACAGGTCTGGGAGAACTTTTCTTCCAAGACCAAGGAGCACAGACCGACAAAGAAGGGAACAGACACTGGTACGACGATAAAGTTCATCCCAAGGAAGGACGTCTTCAAGGGCGCAAAGTGGGACAAGGAGTACATCATCACACAGATGGCATTCAGAAAGTGGATCCTATCATTTGATCCTGTCCTCAAGGATGTTCCATTCATTGTCAAATGGGACGGAAAGGAGATAAACCTTCCAAAGACATTCATGCCAAAGGATGCAATGGTTGTATCACACAAGGTTGGTACCGTCTGCGTCTATCCAAAGTTTCCATCTTCAATCAGGGCATCATTTGTTAATGCAACACAGGCATCGAGCACGGGACAAAGACAGGTCCATGAGCTTGTGATGCATGAGATGCTCAATGAGATCCTCGGCTACGAACAGGCACACAACTTCTATGAGACTGTCATAACGCTCAATGTTCCTCCGAAGATCATGAGGTTCGGCGATCAGAACAAGACTAGGTTTGTAACAACGAGAGATGAGCTCATGCCTTTCATTGAGCCTCTGATAAAGAAGCTCAAGCGTGAGTTCTCAAAGAGCGACCTTGAGCTGAAGATCAAGAAGGCAATCGAGGAGTACCAGCACAAGGGAGAGCTAAAGAAGATCAGGACTGCGAAGAGGGACAACACTATAAAGTTCAGTGAGAAGTACTTCCCTGCAGGAAAGAAGAAGAACCGGATCTTCCTCTGTGAGGGCCTCTCTGCTGCAGGATCGCTTGCACAGAAGAGGGACAAGGAGGGCGATGCGGTCTATGCCCTCAGAGGGAAGGTCAAGAACACGCAGACGCTCTCTGACCTGACATCGAACCAAGAGATCATGGACCTCATAAACATCTTGGGACTTGACATAGAAAAGGAGACATGCGACTTCAAACAGATCATCATTGCAACAGATCAGGACGTTGATGGAGAGCACATTGCATCTCTTCTCCTCAACCTCTTCTACCGCTGGTTCCCTTACATCATCAGACAGAAGAAGCTTGGCATTCTTGTGAAGCCACTCATCTCTTATGAGACCGATGGAAGAAAGGGACGCCATTATGCATACAGCATAGACCAGTACAAGAAGATCGTTGCATCAGGAAAGAAGACTAGGAACGTAAGGTACCTCAAAGGTCTTGGCAGTAACGACATCCAGGACTGGGAGTGGATCTTCAATAACATAGACATACAGCTATTCAGGGAGGACTCACAGGCCCTGAGGTACCTGGACATTGCATTTGGTCCTTCTGCCCAAAGGAGGAAGGACTGGCTGCAGACGATACCATCATATGAATAACGAAGGAAAACACATGGCATGGCCAAAGGGCATGTTCAGCATTGAGGTATACGATCCTCCAAAGAAAGGCGACTGGCACAAGGCAAGGTACCTTGTCCATGCAATTCAAGACGGATTGTGGACCGATAACCTTGATGATGCATTGCACCACTTAAGGTCTTTCATCACAAAGCTTGTAGGAGATGAGATCAGCGATGAGCAATTGATCAACAGCTTCATCATGAAGCCCGCAGGAAAGGTCAGGCTCAAGTCCACAGAAGGGAATCGAAGAGATTCAAAGTGGCACATTATAACGGGATACATGCTGCAGGACCTTAACTACTACGATGATGACGACGATGCAACCATGTTCATGATGTTCTCCTTGAATGGGATTGAAAATGATCAAGGGGTGACGGTGAGGATCAACGGAGAATTGTCTGACGGGCTCATGTTCAAGGACTTTGATTCTGGAAGGCCTCTAACAGCAAAAGAAGCTGTGGATATAATACTAGGAAACTCACAACCAAAACAACCAAGAGAGAAGAAAAATGGCAGACATAACGATAAAAAGGCAGATCGACGAAAGGTACAGAAGGTACGCCCTGTACGTGATCGAGTCAAGAGGGATCCCAAACTGGTACGACTCCCTGACGAACGTCCAAAGAATCCTGATTGACAACTGTCCTTCATCATTCAACAAGACATTGAGCGTTGTTGGCTCTGCCATATCTGCTGGCTACCACTCAGGAGATGCATCTCTTGTGTCAACGATCAATAGGCTTGCAAGGCCGTTCAACTGCTCTGAGTCAATAATGATTGGTGACGGTTTCTTTGGCTGCCCAGTGTCTCCAAACGCTGCAAGCGCAAGGTACACATCGGTCAAGATGAACCCAAAGATGAAGACTATCGTCGACAAGTACTACCATCTCAACCTCAAGAATGAGGAAGGACTGTACGATCAGTTGGTCGTTGATCTTCCATTTGGGCTTTCGAGTGGCATCATGGGCATCGCTGTTGGCTATAAGTCAACGATACTCCCAAGAAAGATTGAGGACATACAGGACTTCATCGATGGAAAGAGGAAGTCAGTGAGCCCTTACTTCAAGGGCTTCACAGGAAAGGTCTCAAAGCACGGCGATGGAAAGACGTGGCTCGTTGAGGGAGACGTAAAGATCTCAGAGGAGAAGAGGGAGATAAAGATCTCTGCGCTACCTCCTCTTGTGAAGTTTGAGTCGTTCCTTAAGAAGGTCAGCTCAATACTCAACGGAATAGACTTTGACTTCATCAACAACAGCTCAGATGAGGTTGATCTGACAATAACTGTATCGCTGAAAGAAGACAGGGATCTATGGGTTGAGGTCAGAGACCAGATAGACAAGGCAACAAAGATCATCGTGCATGAATCGATTGTCTTCGTCAGAAACAAGACCGTGATTGAATACGAACGTCTTGAGGACTATCTTCTTGACTTCAAAGATGAGATCGAACGAATCAAACTTAACCACCTTGTTTGGACAGTGGCAAGAGAGACGGGTGAGTTAGCATACCTAAAGGCAAAGCTTGAGTACCTCAAGTTCATGGTTGTAAAGAAGAGGACTGATGATGAGATAGATTCATTCCTCACAAAGTTTGAGAAGCCGATAACATCAAGGCTTGATTCAATAAAGCTCAGGCAGCTCTCAAACGAAGAGGTTGAACGGACCGTTGAGCTCATAAAGATCCAGGAACAGAAGCTGAAGGACTTCATCAAACAGCATAAGGAACAGGACAAAATCGTCGGATCGATGAAGTTTGAGCTCAGAGGAAAGAGGATAAAGCCAGCTGAGCAGCTCTTTGAACAAGATAGCGTAGATGGAATAGAAGTGTTTGATATTGAAGAAGAACCTGAAGAAGAAATAGAAGTATAACCAAGAAAAAGGATCATAAAATGGCAAGTGCTAACTTCACAATTACAACAAATAGCATAGAAAAATTCAGAGACTTTCTTGAGAAGTTCAAGAAGGTCAGCCAATCCCTCCTCATAGAGGTCTATGAGGACCGGATAGTCTCAAAAACGTACACGCCGGACAGGGGATTCATCAAGAGGAGCCAGATGGAACTTGATGGCTTTGGCTCATTTGAGAAGGCTCCACCTAGTGTAATCAAGGTTCCGTTCTTCAACATCGACCGCGTCATGAAGAACATAGACCTTCTTCCTGACGGAGAGATAGAGATATTATTCGTCTGTGAGAAGCAGAAGGACTCACTCCTTTGCTCGCAGGTTAAGTTTGTCACAGACACGCTCACCATCATAAATGCATGCACCGAGCTCGACTACGTTGTTGCACTGGGCGACCATGTCTACGATGGAATCATAAAGTCTGCAGAGAAGGGCGCACAGACGTCGATCCACAAGGCCCAGATGAAGAAGATCACATCCCTGTTTGACATCGACTCAGCAGAGAAGACTGTGTCTCTGAGGATGGATGAGGAGTCAGGAAGGATCCATGTGTTCAACAGCCTCTATGACTACCAGCTTCCTGATGAGGTCACAGGATCTCTTGAAAAGCCAATAAAGGTCAAGAAGGAGTTTCTCTCCTACATTGGCGATGACACGTTCAAGCTCAACATCACGGAAGATAAGGTGATAACATACTCCACTGAATCCGACACAACCTCGATAATAGGCGTCGTCAATGAAGATTGATTCCATATCTTTTGATCTTGGAGACTGGACATCAAGGTCCCATGATGAGATACAGAAAGAGATAGACAGGCTTGAGATAATAAAGATGCAGAAGACGAATGAGGAGCAGTCGATCAAGCTCCTCATCAACTCTGTCTATGGGGCATATGGAAGCAAGTACTTCATCATGTACAACACTGACATCGCTGAGGCTATCACGCTTCAGGGCCAGGACATCATCAAGAATGCAGACAAGTACATAAACCTGTACTTTAAGGAGTTCTGGCACAAGGACACACAGACCCACGAGCAGCTTGGCATAGACTGTGAGGTCTCTCCCATAACGGATATGGTCACGTTCTACAACGACACTGATTCATCATACGTAACGTTTGAACCAATCATAAGAAGCTGTAAGTGGCAAGGAGATCCGAAGGAGCTGATACTCAGGCTGTACGATGTCCGTTTGAAGGCCTTTCTAAACAAGTGCTTTGACAAGTATGGAGACAAGTTCAATACTAATAACCTCCAGAACTTTGAGATGGAGATGATATCAGAGTCTGCGATATTCATTGCAAAGAAGAAGTACGTTCTCAATCCCGTCTGGAAGGATCCAGGCATCGACATACAGAGCCTGACAAAGATCAAGCCAAAAGGTGTTGAGATCGTCCAGGGATCGACGCCTCCGTTCGTCAGAGAGAAGATGAAGGAGCTGATGAAGTACATCTTCACACACAAGAAGTCGATACAGTACGCAGACTTTGTGAAGATACTTAAGGATCTAAAGGCAGAGTTCAAGATCCAACCAATTGAGAAGATATCGATAACAAAGGGCATTAGCGACTACGAGAAGTATATCGCAAACGACAGGGATCTTACAAAGCCCTTTGAGGTCAGAAGCAAGTGTCCAGTTCACGTCAGGGCAGCTGGTTACTACAACTACATGCTTGGACAGAACAAAAAGTGGAAGGCAAAGTATGAAATGATAAAGTCCGGAGACAAGGTAAAGTACTACTATGCAGAAGGCGACGACCAGGTGTTTGCATACCACACAGATTCTTTTCCCTATGAGTTTGCGCCAAAGATGAACTTTGATGTTCAGTTTGAGAAGACTCTGATATCTCCGATAAACCGTTTCCTTGAGGTGATAGGACTTCCTCCTGTGCCGGGAAACCTAGTGACAAGCAAAAGACTATTCTAAAAAACAAAGAGAGGAATAAATGGCAAAGCAGTTCTCATTCGGAGAGCTCGATAAGAGCCTTTCAAAGGTAAGCGAGCTCGGATCAATACTCACAGAGAACAAGTTCTCAAAGATCGATGAGTACATCCCAACAGGAAACTATGTGCTAAATGCACAGCTTTCAGGATCGCTGTTTGGTGGAATTCCAAACACAAGGAGCGTGGCGCTCAGCGGTGAATCAGGCGTAGGAAAGTCCTTCCTCTGTCTGAACATTGCACGCGAGGCGCAGAAGATGGGGTACTACATCATCTACTGCGACTCTGAGTCTGCAATAGATGAAGACATCGCCCGCAAGTTTGGTCTCGATCCAGAGAAGATCAGGTACCAGCCGGTCAATACTATCAAGACGCTTAAGAACTTCTGTGCAAACCTCTATGACCAGCTGAAGGAGAAGAAGGACAAGGGCTATGAGACCCCAAAGATCATGATGATCGTTGACTCGATAGGAAACCTTGCGACAGAGAAGGAGAGAAGCGATGCACTTGCAGGAAGCGATAAGAAGGACATGACCAGGGCAGGTGACATTAGGTCCCTGTTTAGGATCATCACGACTGACCTTGCAGAGCTGAAGATTCCTCTTGTGTTCACAAACCACAGCTACACATCCGTTGGTGCATACGTTCCAACACAGATCATGTCTGGTGGCGGCGGTGCAATCTATGCAGCATCGATGATCCTCATGCTCTCAAAGGCAAACCTGAAGGAGAACAACAAGCAGGCAGAAAAGGCAGGAATGACAAAGACTGGAGTTCTTGTTACATCAAAGCCAAGCAAGAACAGGTTTGCAAAGCCAATACCAGTGAAGTTCCACATCTCGTTCTACAACGGAATGAATCCTTACGTGGGCCTTGAGAAGTATGTTTCATGGGATGCTGTTGGCATCGGGCCTGGAAAGCTTGAGGAGAGGATCGAAGAGAGGCCAGTGCTCGATGATGAAGGAAACCCGATCATAAAGAGAGGAAAGCCAGTTGTTGAGAGAACCTCGACAGGGGAATTTGATTATATTGCAGATGATACAGCAAACCCGAAGACGTTTGCGGTAAAACATCTTGGCAAGACAATCAAGTCCAGCCAGCTGTTCACGGCAGAGGTCTTCACTGATGAGGTTCTAAAGCAGATTGATGACAACGTCATACGTCCACTGTTTGAGCTTCCTAACATCGTTGAAGGCGATTCAATGACAGAAATCTTTGAGGGCTTTGATGATGAAGAAGATTCACTTGATTAAAGAAAAGGTCAAGCTCAAGCATCTGCTTGGAACATACCTTAAATCCAACGGATACTCTTGTTATGAGGATGCAATGTACGATGTTCTGAAGTACATGGAAGAGAAGGACTCTCAGACCATATCCTCATCAAACATCCACTATGCTCTCAAGCTAAAGGTCGATGCAGAGTATGCAGAGACTCTCATGAGATGGGCAGTATCAAACTCATACTTTGATGCATCTGAATCAGGAAAGAAAACAACTTACACACTAGTCAAATCGCCATTCAAATGACACCAGACGTATACACAGAGAAGATAGTATTCAACAAGATCCTGAGCGATTCAAAGCTGTTTGATACAGTAGAGACGAAGTTCTTTGAGATTGGTGAGATACAGAAGGTATACGAGATATCAAGGCAGTTCTTCCTGAAGTACAAGGAGTCGCCTTCTAGGGAACAGATGAAACACCTCATCAAGGCAAACAAGCTTGATGAGGTGATAACCCTGGATTATGTAGATGGCCTGTTCAACATAAACCTTGCAGACTATGATTCTGAGTGGCTTAGTGAGACCGTTGAGGCTTGGATACACTGGAGGTCTCTGAACACATCCCTGTTTGATGCATTCACGTTCATGAAGACGCAGAAGGTAGACACAGAGAATGTGAAGGATGTCGTTGACAAGGTCGTTTCGATGATACGAGACGGAGGAAACATTGACCTTGGAAACGATTCTGTCCTTGACTTCAGCGATCCGACGTGTCACAAGTCAATAAGCTATGAGTCGTTCAACACCGGGTATGCATACTTTGATACAACGATGGGCGGCGGGTGGATCCCAGGAACCCTCAATGTTCTTGCAGGAGGCCCAAAATCAGGAAAGTCTGTTTGGCTTCTGAACATGGCATCAAACGCAGTCAAGTCAAACAAGAATGTGATGATAGTCACGCTCGAGCTTCTTGACTACCAGTATCTACAGAGGCTTTCAGCAAACCTCATGGGCGTTACAACAGCAGAGTACAGCAGCAACATCGATGATCCAGTCTGGATGAAGAAGAAGATCCAGGAGACGATAAACTATGGAGATGGGTTCAATCCCTTTGGCCACCTGTTCATCAAGTCTTATCCTGCTTCTACTGCATCCGTCAACGACATTGAGACGTTCATACGAAAGATAGAAACAGGCAAGGGGTTAAAGTTTGATCTCATCGTGATAGACTACATCAACATCATGAAGAACTGGAGGAACCCAAACACTGAGAACCTCTACCAGAAGATCAAGCAGATAGCAGAGGACGTACGTGCTATGGCCATGAGGAACCGATGGGCCATACTTTCAGCAACACAGATAAACAGGACCAACTTAGGAAACAGCGACATGTTCATGACCGACATATCTGAGTCGATGGGCCTTGCAGCAACGGTCGATACGTTGTTTGGCATAATCCAGACTGAGATCATGAAGGCAGAGAACGAGTACATCATAAAGGCCCTGGCTCTGAGAAACTCCGAAGAGATAAACCTCAAGAAGAAGTTCTCGGTCGACTACAAGAGGATGACGATAAAAGAAAACAACGAACCACCATTTAGTGCAAGCATATGAGTAGAAGACACGGGGATAAGATCCTAGACAACAAATACAACACCGGTCAGGTAGACCATGAGTTCTTCCATGCAAGAGACATGCGAATAAGCGATGAGTACGCTGACCAGAACCTTGATGAGTACTACAACAGTGAGAAGTATGCAAGATTCAGAGGCCTTCTTGAGAAGATAGAAGTGATAACAAAGGAATCTGACTTCAAGCTAGATGACCATCCAAAGAGGAAGCTTCCAAAGGCAAAGCTGAACGACTACTTCTGCTTCATAGTAGAAGAGGTCAGAAAGGAAGACACGACGTACTCAATGATAGAGTTCGTCATTGGAACCTGTGAGTACCTTGGATGCAACTACGAGAACATGTTCAAGGAGATGAACATATCTTACAAGGAACAACTCCTAAGTGAGCTGGATAAAGACTACCACATATTCACTAGAATGAACATCAAGAAGCTTTTTTAATGAAGATATTTCTCATATCAGACACACACTTTGGTGTCAGATCAAATTCTGTTGAGTGGCTGGACATACAGAGGTCGTTCTTCTTCGACTGGTTCATCGACGACGTCAAGAAGAGGATGCAGCCAGGAGATGAGATATTTCACCTAGGAGACGTTTTTGATTCAAGGCAGAGCATAAACCTCAAGGTCCTAAACCTTGGCATGGAGGTGTTTGAAGCCATGTCAAAGATAGCACCAGTCAGGGTCATACTTGGAAACCACGACTGCCATGATCTTAACAGCAACAGCGTCAACTCTGTCAAGCCCCTTGGCTGGCTGCCAAACGTGACTGTGTATGAGGAGCCTGAGATGATCCAGCTTGGAGGCAAGTCCATGCTCATGATGCCATGGAGGGCAAATCCAGAGAAGGAGAAGGAGTGTCTTCTGCAGTTCAAGAAGGCTGACTACCTCTTCTGCCACACAGACGTAAAGGGCGCTGAGTTCAACAAGTGGACAAAGATTGACCACGGAAACGAGGTCAAGGAGTTCAAGTCGTTTAAGAAGGTCTACACTGGGCACATCCACTACAGACAAAAGGTAGGGAACGTAAACTTCGTTGGATGCCCATATGAGCTGACAAGGTCAGACATAGGAAACCACAAGGGATACTGGGTGCTTGACACGGAAGCAGGGACAGAGGAGTTCATTGAGAATCCAATATCTCCTAGGTTCGTCAGGTTCAATGTTGATGAGGTGCTTGAGATGACGCTTGAAGATCTCAGGTCAAAGTGCAATAACAACTTTGTTGACATCTATCTTGATGAGAACCAGGCAATTGAGTTTCCTTTCCAAGAGCTTGAGTCGCACCTTGAAGGGTTTCACAGGAAGCTGTCGTTCAAGACTAACATGGCAACATCATCCATAGTTCTCACAGACGAGAACATGCTAGAAGAGGGCTATGATCTTGACCTCATGCACATAACAGAGAGGTTCATTGAATCCCTTTCTTATGAAACAAAGCTAAAAGAAGCCCTTAAAAAGTACACAGCTACGCTCCACAAACGAGTCATGGAAACACGAGGTCTTGAGAAATGAAGATAAAGAGAGTCCTTTGGAGGAACATAACATCCTACGGAAACCGGGTACAGACGATAGACTTTGAGAACAACCCAGGCTTCTACATGCTCATGGGAGAGAATGCAACAGGCAAGTCCAGCTTCCTCTCATGCATAACGTTTGGCCTCTATGGAAAGGTCAACAACAAGAAGCTCAAGGACCTTGCAAACAGAAAGAACAAGAACGGCTGGGTCCGCGTTGAGCTGGAGTCAAAGGGGCGTCAGATAGTCATAGAGCGCGGAGTCGCTCCAACTACGCTTGAGGTCACCGTTGATGGAAAGAGGTACGATGAGTCCGGAAAGAAGAACGTTCAGGACTACCTCGAGGATGAGCTGTATGGGATGCCATACTACGTCTTTGACAACCTCATATCCTTGAACATCAACGACTTCAAGAGCTTCATAAACATGTCGCCCTCTGATAAGAGGGGCATAATTGACAGGCTGTTCTCTCTTGATGTCATCAACCAGATGCGAGAGCTTCTAAAGTCTGATGCAAAGGAAGTAAAGTCGATGCTTGACTCTGTGTCGGCAGAGATGGACTGGCTTGAATCATCGATTGAGAAGAACAGCGCAAGGCTCAAGGAGACAGAAAAAAGGCTCAATGAGCAGAAGACCACGACAGTAAACGAACTGAAAGACCGGGCAAAGGAGCTCGAACAATCCATCGTTTCGTCAAGGGAAGAGAAGGAGAAGATTGATTCTGTCAAGGATGTCGTCCAGAAGAAGAAGTCGTCGATGGAGGACACAATTCGTTCATCAAAGTATGAACTGAAGAGCCTTGAGGAGAAGATAAAGTTCTTCGATAAGAAGACGTGTCCTACATGTGAGCGTGATCTGGAAGAGGGCTTCAGTGAGATGAGGAAGCAGGAGCTTTCGTCCCAGATGGAGACTATGAGATCGATGGTCGATCAGGTCATGCCAGACTACGAAAAGGTGCTTGAGAAGTGGGAACAGGTACAGACAGTTGAGAGGTCGTTCTACAAGAAGGAAGCAGAGATAAAGGCCACACTCTCTTCTGTGAAGAGGGAGATGGATGAGCTTGCAAGAAAGCAGAATGTCAGTGAGGACACAAAGGCCATCAGAGACATGATCCAGGAGAACGAACAGATGCTCTCTGAGAAGGTCAAGGAGAAGGCAAAGGCAGAATCCATGGTAAACTTCAACAAGGTTGTTGACCAGCTCCTCGGAGAGAAGGGTGTAAAGCAGCTTGCGATACAGAGCATACTTCCTATGTTCAACAAGTACATCAAGGATCTATGCATTGAGATGAGCGTTGACTATGACATAAGGTTTGATGAGGAGTTCAATGCAGTCCTAACACACCTAGGAGAAGAGATATCTCCAGTTTCTCTCTCGACAGGAGAGACGAAGAAGGTTGACATAGTCGTCCTTCTCTCACTGATAAAGCTTGTCAAGATGAAGTTTCCGATGCTTAACATCCTCTTCCTGGATGAAGTGTTTTCATCCGTTGACACTAACAACGTTTACCACATGATCAGAAGCCTTGGAAAGATAACAAGGGAGCTGAAGCTCAACACTATAGTTGTGAACCATTCATCTCTTCCTCACGAGGAGTTTGACTACATACTTAGGGCAAGCAAGAACAATGGGTTCTCTTCCATTGAACTAGAGAAGATAAGCTGATATATAGACCAATAATGAATCCATTCAACTTCAAAACAAACTCGGACAACGTGTTCTTTAGAGCGCTCGTTGTTGCATTCATAAATGCACTCAATGAGAGGATAAGGTACGACGTCGTTGTGAGCCCTACCGAGTCAAGGCCATTCAGCCTTGATTTCTACTTCAGCCTTGTTGGTGATGGAAGGTTCATACAGGACAACTTCATAAACATGGATAACTGCAAGTTTGACTTTGCAGACGGAAACTATGACCCGATACCAAGAGGAGTTGTCAGCATTGCAGGCATAGAGATGCCAGAGGATTCACTCACGAACAACTACGTCAGGATAGAGTATCAGAAGCTTGTTGATGGAGCAATGAAAACGTATTCAGCACAGGCCATAGCAGTTCCATTGAGGGTTCAGTTCCAGGTTGATGTGATAGTAGACATACTTCTGGACTACTTTAGAATAGCCCAGGTTGCGTTTTCTGAGTTCTTCAAGACCATACCGTTCAGCTTCAGATACGAATCGATAAGGATACCTGCAAGGGCAATGATCCCTGCACCGCTTCCTGGAGAGAAGCCGTATTCATACAGCTACGGAGACGATCAGAGGATAAAGATGTCTTTCACCATAGAGGTAGAGACGTACCTTCCTGTGATCGATCAAACGACAGAGTTCTTCAAGGGCAACAGCATGCAGACGTTCAGTTCGAGCCAAGAGATCTACAGACAGAGGGAGCAGGCAAAGGACGACAATCCAAGGCTTAGTGCAAGCTCTTCAATAGATCCAGGATCGATGACAATTGTCTTTGATTCTTACATCGATGAAACCAAGATAATGCCTGGCCAGTATCTGACGGTAAAGAATCCAGATAACGGAAAATCGTTCACCATCACAACGGACGGGCCTGCTGTAAGATCAGGAAACACTATCACGATTCCCATAGTTGACAGTGATGACCTATCAATAATATACAACAGGATCACTGACTACTCTGTGTTGGTTCTTCCTTCGGAGGCACACTTCCAGGTCTTTGAGTATGTTCCATCAACATCACCTGTTTCTACAGGAAACATAAAGTTCAATGTTGATGTCCCAGGAGTTGTAGACCCAGAGGATCAGCCAAACTTATTTGAGCAGGTCACTGAGATAACAATAAGTGGAACAGACTTCAATTCAAACAATCTGACCAAGTGGCTGAAGTCGGTCTATATGACAGAGAGCAGATTCAGCAGGCTCGCTACAATAGTGAACAAGACTGGAGAGGCTTCTGTGACATTTAAGATACTTTCCGCAGACAACCAGTTGGACTCAAATGGAAACGTAACATCTTCTGTATGGGCAGTACAATACGTTTCAGGAAAGGGTTCAATAACTGAGAATGATCTGTGCACAATAGTCTACGGATCTGATGATAACTTCAGCGTAATAGTTCTGGACTTCTGGAGCAATATACCTCTTCCGGATGGACTTAATGTAAACCTAAGGCTGTTCAAGGACGTTAGCTCCACGAACATCAGCCGGAGCACGATGTAACAAACTTTTCAAAACTAACTGATATATAAATCAGAGAAAAATATATGGTTCCAATGAACACAGCTAAATCACGTCTGGCTACACTGTCCAATAAAACCGTAAAGGGCGCCGTTAGGCGTATATGCGAGTCTCTCATTGAGATGGCAGACAGCATACCTGATCAGAATCTTTCGCAGATTGCTATCGATAAGCTTTCAGCGTACACATCAGACATTGCGGTAAAATCATTCGTCTCAAACGAGTCGAGGCTTCTTTCGCTCCTAGATATGGGCATCAAGAAGTCTGCAGACAGGATACTGACGGAAAGCGGAGTTTCTAACTACCCTCATCTGAAGGGACCGATCAACCAGTTCAAGAAGCTCAGCGAAGTCAACCCTGATTACCTCATCATTGAGAACTACCTCAACAACCTCAAGCCCCTTCTTTGGGACCCAGTTGTTAAGAGTGAGTATGAAGTACTTGAGTCTCAAAAGAATGAGCTCAGCGAGGACATCCTTGTTAAGTCTTCTGTTGACGTGATAAAGGCATCAAGGAACAGCTTCATATACGGCACACTGATCGAAAAGCTTGATGCATATGTCATGGACAGGACAAGCGGTTCAAGGAAGATGATCATCCAGGAACTTGACAGGTATAAGTTTGACACCAACATCAACAAGCTTGCAAACAACCTCAGGCTTATTGAGAATTCATTCGGTGGATTCAACATGCTTGCAAACACTTCAAAGTGCACAGTCAAGCCTTCTGTCGGATTTGTTGACATCAAGGAGTCTGCAGACTTCATCCTTCTTGATGGAGCATTCTATATAAAGAATGGTGAAACAATGGTTCCAATGACAGAATCAGAGGCTCAGAAGAATTCACCATCGCTTTATGCAATCAACGCAGTGTCAAAGTCAAAGAACCTCTCTGTACAGGGAGACACTGTTGTGATGTTCATGGGTCGCGATACGGTAAAGATCAATGAGAATGGATCAATTGAACTCAATGGAACATCTCTGACAAGGGAAGAACTCAAGCACAAGGCTGCGGTTTCATCAATCATCGATCCTGCATACAGCAGAGGCCTAGTTGATGTTCTTACAATCCATGAGAACATTGATAAGCTCATGGAGATCGACTTCTCTAAGACGATAACATCGAACATCTATGAAGGCGTTAAGATAAATGTTTTCAAGGGCAAAAACTACCTTGTTAACTACGTCAACCCTTCAATGAATGAAAACAAGACTGCACAGTTCTCAACAGCAACACAGCTCAAGAACTTCGTATGGGACACGCTTTCATATGACATATCTGAGTCATTCGTTGAGACGCTTTCAGAAGAGAACAAGGAGATCAATAGGCTCCAAAAGATCTCAACTGGACTGTTCAACAAGATCGTTCTTGTTGAGAAGGAACTCAAGAAGATTGCACACGAAAAGGCAAACGATGAGGACATCAGAGAGAGCAAGACCATCATGCAGCTTGAGGAATCTCTTCAGGAAGAACTTAGAGATCTCAAGAGAAAGTATGCAACAGTTTCAAAGAAGCTCAATGAGGCATCATCAAACGTTCCACTTCCTTCTGTTGGTGACACTGTAAAGGTCAGAGCAAAGGGAACAGGTACGGTTCTTTCTGTTGACGGGGTTGATAGAAAGTTCATCGTTCTTCTCAACAATGGAGAAACAATCCAATGCATTGATAAGGACATCGATGTTCTCGAAACAATGGTAAAAAAGAGCGCAACATCATCTCCTGAAGTTGACCTTCAGATGATCCAGGGTTCAAATGCAAAGCCTCTTGGAAAGCACACAGATGTAAAGAAGATGGTCAAGGAGTCAGAAGATCTTGATGAGGATGTAGATAACCTTGATGACGTCGTTAGCATATCAGTAGATGACGTAAAGGGCATGACAACTGATCCTTCAAATGTTGTGAGACATACAGAGTTTGGAAAGACATACGAAGAAGATGTTGAGACATTTGGAAAGATGGCAGCAAAGGGCCACGAAGACTACAATCCAGAGATTGACGAGAACGTTGAAGAGGAAGAAGTAGAAGAAGAAGTAGAAGAAGCAAGACATGGATATGACTTTGCTGACTATGACGAGATGGACTCTGAAGATGACTACGGATATGATGATGAAGAGGACTTTGACGATGATGACTTTGATGCAGAGTTCTGGGATGACGAAGACGATGATATCGTTGTTCCAATTCCAGTAGATCGTCAGCCTGACTTTGGTGGAGAAGATATGGAAGAAGGCATGGAAGAAGGCGATGAAATGGAAGAAGATATGGAAGAAGGCATGGAAGAAGGCGATGAAATGGAAGAAGATGAAGATATGGAAGAAGTAGAAGAGATCGATGAAGACATTGAGTCTGCAGAGATTGAAATGGAAAAGGAAGGCGAAGAGGATCTTCACGACTACGAAGAGGAATCAAGAATGAATCCAGGATACGGAAGCAGGCAAGTCGTTCTGGCAAATCCAGAGGACATTGATGGCTACGAAATGGATGATTACCCAGAAGAGGAAGAAGAGCTTGAGATCCAGTTTGAAGAGAACGAAGAAGACGAAGAACTTCTCGGATCATACGGCGGCGCAATCGATGAAGCTTAACTAAACCAATATGAAGAACATAAAGGATGTAAATTCTTTCTTGAAGACTGATTCACAGGATCAGTCTTCTTTTTTTGAAGGCCACATAAACGCTGATGACGTGGATTATCATGGTCAGATAATAAACGTAAAGAAAGAAATAGATCGCGAGCAGAAGAAGCTCAGCATATACACAAAGATCGATCAGCTAAATGATATGCTGAAGACCTTGAACGGTGTCATACATGACCTGAATGACATTGATGTCAACACAAACGGGCTTCAAGAGATATACTACCGCCTTGCATCAAACATCAAGTCGTTGTCGTAACAAAAAAAGATTGATGGGCTATAATAGACTATGTCCAAATACATAGATCAAAAGAAACTCTTTGCTGAGATATTAAAGTCCAAAGAGAAGAATGAGCTCACACCAGAAGCACTAAAGATGCTTATCCTCATAGCAAACGAGCTATCAAAAGTCCTAAAATTTAAGTACGAAGAAGATCGGCAAGACTGCATAGCGTTTGCCATAGAAGATCTCATACGATACTGGAGGAACTTCAACCCTGAGAAGTCAAACAATGCATTTGCGTACTACACACAGATAGCAAAGAATGGACTTGCAAAGGGTTGGAAAAAGCTCAGAGGAAGAACACAGAACATCAAGATCATAAACATAAATGAGACCGAAGGCCTCTCAAACATTTAAGAGTCCTTTAGAAGCTGATGGAAGTGTATGTCTTGCTTAATTCTAAGCCACTCCTCTTTGATGAGGTTCTTTATCAGCTTTGTGTATGATTCAGGTCTGCTTCCGTTCATGAGTGAACGAGTGACAACAACAAGATCTGCGATCTTCTTTGTTTCATCGTCTATCCTGTAGGTGGACATCTTCTTTGCTGGCTTGTTGCCAAATGCTTCACTATCGCTATTGATTTGCTTGAGCACTTCTTTCATGTTAAGGTTGTTATTTGGATTATATATATTAGGTCATGAAAAATATAAAGGATCTACCACCAAACCCAAAGTCAGGATTCAGACAGGGGTACTTTGTTCCGGCTCATCCTGAAAAGTACATGGGAGACGTGACTAAGATAATATACAGATCCTCATGGGAAAAGAAGTTCATGTCACTGTGTGATAACTCTCCTCTAGTGGCAAACTGGTCAAGCGAGCCTGTTGCAATAAACTACTTCTCTCCGATAGACCAGAAGATGCACAAGTACTTTGTCGACTTCTACTGCAGCATAAAGACAAACGATGGAGAGACCAAGAAGTACCTGATAGAGATAAAGCCAAAGAAGCAGGCGGTCTTTGAGGCAAAGAACCCAAAGACGTTCAAGACGCAGGAGAGGTACATGAACCACTTGAAGACGATAGTGATAAATAAGGCAAAGTGGGCAGCCGCAACGGAATATGCATTGAACCTCGGATATGAGTTCAAGGTATGGACTGAAGAAAACCTCAACATGCTATGAACCTCAAAGAAGTCTTTGGAGATTTTGAATACATCTATAACTTTGGTCCTTCGTCTCTGAAGAATGGGATCATAGACATAAAGAGCCTCCAGGACTGGGTGAGCAAGAACTACATCAAGAGCAGCTACTCAGGCTTTGAACAGACCCTTGATGACTACCTCATATTCAACAGAAACAGGCTATTTTCTGGAAAGATCTACAGCTTTAGGTATGATGGAAAGGGGCCTGACCTTCATCCAATGTTTCTTAGCATCACAAACAGCATAGAACAAGGCGATAGGTTGTTTGAGATAGGAATAAACATAAACTACCTGAACCCTAGGGATAGAGTAAAGCTGTTCAACGGAATAGTAAAGGCCTTCCCAAACCAGATCGAAGACAATATAAAGAAGATCAGCAACGGGACAAGGGACCAAACAGACCTTCCATTCATCCACCAGGAATACAGAAAGAAGTTCTTTGACCTCATAGACCTAAAGCCAAGGCTCATGAAGATAGACAGAACAAAGATCATGAGAGACACAGTAAAGGCTGTGAGATATGAGGACTGGAAGTTCCTGATATACTACCTTCCTACAACATTCGTTAACAAGAACCCGGTTGAGATGTATAAGGAAAACACATGAGTGTTCCCTCTGGTGAAAATAGATAACATCATCTGAGGGTATAACTAGCTAGAAACGAATATATAGTACAACATTAGACCCTATGGCAGGTTTTTTTGACAGAAAAGATGACTCGTTGAGCTCAAGGCTTGCTTCCACGATACGAAGGATAGCAAACCTTGGGATGAACTACGATGACATGGTGATCAAGCAGTCCATGGCTGTTGGATCAACCGAATCAATGTTTGCGCACATTGCAGGCGCAGATGCTATGACGCAGAGCGAACTCCAGTATGCGCTTGCCATACAGGACGTTGGACCAAAGAAGTACATCACGTACTTTGACAAGGACTACGTTGGCAAGAGGGAGATGCTCAGGAAGTTCGCCAGAAACGGTGAGATAAACTTCATGATCAACATTGTCGCAGACGAGTCAATCGTTTACGACAACAAGAACCGTTTCTGCTACATCGACACAAAGGGAATTCCAGGCGTTGTAACCGATAACAAGGAGCAGGAGGTCATAGATGATCTCAATGCAACATTTGACAGGGTCTACACTGCGTTCAGGTTTAATGAGGACCAGCAGGCGTTCTCCCTTTTTAGACAGTTTGTCATTGAAGGCGTTCTTGCGTTTGAGGTCATCTACAACGAGAAGGCAACAGACATAATAGGATTCAAGGAGCTTGATCCTGCGAGCCTTAGGCCCGATGTTGTCCTTGAGGGCGGCATAAGAAAGAAGGTCTGGTACCAGTATGAGAACGACTACAACAAGAGGCGCATCCTCTACGATTCACAGATCATCTACATATCCTATGCAAGATCTGGCGTGGGGCCGATATCATACATTGAGCCGCTCGTAAGAAGCTTCAACCTGCTTCGTGTTCTCGAGAACTCAAGGATCATATGGAACATCATGAACGCGCAGTGGCGCATGAAGATGGTTGTTCCAGTTGGATCCAAGTCGCCACAGAGGTGGGTACAGTCTCTTTCTCAGTTTGCATCGATCTATCGTGAGGACCTATACCTTGACAACGACAGCGGTGAGCTGAACGTTCAGGGACGTCCTAACATCCCGTTCTACAAGAACTACATCTTCCCTAACAAGGGAGGAGAGACCGTAAGCATCGAGGCCATCGAAAACGGAGGCCCGGACCTTTCAAACATGGATGCCTTGAAGTATTTCAGAGACAAGCTTAAGATGGAATCTGGCATTCCATTCAACAGGTTCAACCAAGAAGGCGGAGCAGGAACCATAACGTTCAACGCTGAAGGCGCAGAGCGTGAGGAGATCAGGTTTGCAAAGCTGATCAACCGTTTGAGGTCAAGCTTCCAGGAGATCATATACAAGCCGGTGTGGCTTGCGTTCACGCTCAAGCACCCTGAGTTCAAGGACGATCTTCTCATCAAGAACAACATAGGCATAAGGTTCAACAGCGACAACCTCTTTGAGAAGTCAAAGAAGATGGAGATCCTCCAGAAGGAGATAGACCACATCACAAAGCTGAAGGACTTCAAGGCAGAAGGTGACAAGCCATTCTTCTCCGTCAACTGGCTAGTTGAACAGTTCCTTGACTTTACAGCAAGTGAGCTCGAAGAGAACAGGAAGAGGCTCATCATTGAAACAGAAGAAGCAGAGGCAGGAGCAGAAACAGCGGCAGCAGAAGAGGAGGCAGGTGAGACGCCAGCTGAGGAAGAAGCAACAGCAGAGGTAGAGGCAGCCGAAGAAGAGACAGTAGAATAAACTAACCAATGAAATGAAGTTCCTATCAGAAGAATTTAATCCAAATATTTTCAAACAGTCTGAGGCACCAGGATCAGATCCTCTTCCAATTTCAAAGGTGCTTTCTCCTAACGAGACAATCTCAAGACGCGGATCAGAGATAACAAAGTTCTTCGGTGAGACAGAAAATGGATTCACATACAAAAAGTTCAATGGTCTGATAGCTCCATTTGGAAAACTCTTTGGAGCCCTTCAAGATGCGCAGAAGAAGATAAGGAAGTTTGCTAAACTAACAAAGACAGAGAAGCCAAACGGCGATGTAGAGATCGAGTACGATGAGTACGTGGAAACGTTCTTCATGTACCTGTACTACCAGCTGTTCGTTAAGCTGTTCTCACAGCAGGATCTCATAATTGCAAAGAACAAGGAGTCTATAAAGAACGCAAAGGATCTCATGGCATCTGTTCCAGAATCACTGGACTCAGACATGGAGGACAACCTTGTGAAGCTTTACAGATCATTCTATTCCATCTTTGCATCCTCCATGGTGGATCCAAACAGGATAAAGACGGATAAGGCGTCGCAAGAGCAATACTTTGAGAACTTTGCAAACCAAAACGTTGGAATGTTCACCGAGTACCCACTCAGTGGATTCATGAAGGACACTGGATCAATGAAGATAAAGGACTTTGTTGATTCAATGTTTGATGCAGTGAACAGCATAAGCCCAGACAACACATCGAACAGACAGGTGATGACGATAAGGATGCTATCAGAGTTCATCAGTGGATCTAATGCAGACTTTGACATCGTTAGGTTCCAACAGTTGACGAAGGAGTACCCATCATTTACTGCTGCTGATGGACCTATAAAGTTTCCATCGAAGCTTGAACCTATTGTCAGCGATGTGATAACAGAGCTTTCATCAATAGATGACATAGATGAGATTGGTATGGGCTGGGCAAAGGGCACAAAGTGGGAACCGTACATAAAGATCCTTTGCGGAATAGTTTGCCTTGAGGAGGTATCAAACAAGATCAAGGCGACAGCAAAGACAATGAGAAAGCAAAAATCACAGTACCAAAGGGTCCTTGATGTTGGAGAGGCAGACAAGGGTGTTTACTTCATAAACAACCAAGCTTTTGTTGCAGCAACAGAGAGGGTCGCAAAGTTCAAAAACATCATAGATGACCTCGATAAGGTAATAGGTGACATAAGAAGTAAGACGCAGTACTTCCAGACAAAGAAAGATAGAGCCCTCATTGAAGCCATGTTTGTCAAGTATGACGCAAATGAAGCTGCAATGTACATTGAAAGATTAGGAAAGGAGAAGGAATCTCTCATTACAATAATGGAATTGACTGATCTATTGGGGCAGTTTGGAGGCGGGGACTTCAGCAATGCGGTAGCCGAGATAAACTTCATTCTCTTCAGTGGAGGAAATGAGACTGCAAAAACTCTAAGCGACAAGAACGAGGACTCTGTGGCATTTGCAAAGGCAAACGTTGGCGACTTCATACTTGATGAAATAACAAAGAGCAAGCTAAGCGCATTCAGCCCAACAAGTACTTGGCAGACGGTGAAGGACATTGCGTCATCAGGAAAGGAGTTCTTTACAAAGGCAATTGAAGGCGAGAACCTACTGAAAGCGTTCAATGAAACATTTTTGGACCAGTTCAATTTTGCCACCATGAAGAAGACATCTTCCGGGTACTCGATAGAAATAGATGATGAGCTTGTTTATAAGATCAAAGACCTCGAAGATTTTAAGACATATGTCAAGAACATGTGCATCTCAATGGGTAGCATCATGTACCATTCAAAGGTTGCCTTTGGTGGTCCTAGCAACCAAAAGGACGCAAGGTACCAGGAATACTTCAACGTTCTTTCATGGTTTGTAAAGGCACTTAATGATACTGATAAAGGAAGGGCATTAGGAGGCGAACAGTATCCATTTGCGTACCTTGTCACACCATTCCTGTTGGAGGTCATAAAGTACTCTCTAAGAACCTTCGTCAATGAGATAGAAGACGTACTGTTTGAGGACGGTGCAATAAGCAAAGAACTCAGAGACCAGGTGAAGGAGAGTCACAAGATGGATTCAATGGAGGACGATGAATGGATGCCAATTGTGGAGAAGCTCACAGAAGCAATAGAAGAATACCTAAAGAAAAAGTAAACAGCAGATGATAAAGAACTTCAATCAGTGGAACAAACAGAGCAACGCTGGTCCTTTGAATGAGGATGCACGTTCTGCTGCGCTATCAACGGTCGCAAGACAGACAGGAAGAACGGTTGATGACCTCGTCAAGAGCGGATTCAAAGGAGTCGGAAGCATCATCAGAAAGATGTTTGGTGCATCTGCTGATGATGTATCAAAGCTGGAAAAGGGTCTTGCTGATGTCATAAACACACAGAAGCAACCCTGGTGGCAGTCGCTTTCGAAGGAGTCTAGAAGGGCGTTACAGAAAGAGGGCGACGACATAACAAAGAAGTACATAGCAGGCTATCATGCCGGAGATGAAGGGATGATCAATGCTGCAAGACAGTCATCACAGAAGTACCTCGAAAAGGTAAAGAAGATAGGCGTAGAGCAGAAGGCAATAGATGATCTTACATCAAAGATAGATGACATTCCAACAAGGAAGCTAAGAAACCAGTACATGGATGACATCAAGAACGCACAGAGCTCCGTTGATGATGCAGCAAAATCTGGCGACCTTGATAAGCTTGCTGCAGCAAGGCAGTATGCCCAGAAGTCGGATGATTTCCTAAAGGGCGCAAGCGGCACAAGCGTTTACACAAAGTCCTCAAGCAGGATATACTCAAGGAACGGAATACTTGGAAGAGGCATGGAGCCGGGCGCAAACCTTGCTGATGAGGCCGTTCCAGGGCTTAAGTCACAAGGAAAGGAAGGTTTTGTAAAGAGGCTTTCCAGAGAGATGGCAGATGATGGGAAGTCAAACCTCGATGACGTTTCAAGACCGTCAAGATCAAAGCCATCAGACAAAAACGGAGGCCTATGGAACGGATTCAAGAGAAACCTCAAGAGAGCATTCGTTCTAGCTACAACAGTGTACACAGGCGGCATTGTGTTGAACTACCTAAAGAATGAACAGCAGAACAAGGCAGTCGATAGCTTCCAAAGAGGCCTGGAAGAATCTAAAGAAAAGTTCATGCAGGAAGGTGTTTCCCTGACGAAGATCGATACAAACACCGCAAGCTTTGCAGAGATATTCAAGCTCTTCTTTGCAGGAGGATCAGAGAACCTTCCAATAGATGACGCAAAGGAGCTTGATACGATGCTAAAGGCAGGAAGCACAACTGCTGACTTCTTTGCAAAGACTGCACAGCTTTGCTTTGAATACCCAGAAAAGTACTTTAAGGAGAACGAAGATTCCCTGAAGAAGTCCTCACTTTTCTATGGGTTTACAGATAAGATAAATGAGAAGATAGGAATAGCAAAACTCATAAGCGTTGTTGCACAGGCAGATGGAATGGCAGCAGAGGCGATAGAGGAAACGTTCTTTGATGAGGGATCTCCTACATCTCTTGATGAATACGGATACATCAGCTACTCAAACCCAAACATGAAGATACTGTTGGGATCGAATGAGCCTGTCAACACACAAGAGCTCATTGAAGAATCCAGAGAGTTCTTGAAGATGTTCTCGACGTTCAAGCGTAAGATCATGAATGATTTCGTCCAGTCAGACGTAACTGAGGCGCTCAAAGAGAACGGTGTGATAACGCAAGAGGAGTTCAATGAGAGATCCAGACAGATAGAGAAGGACCTTGGTGAACAGCTAAGTGAGAAGGAAGAGGCTTTCGTTGCAATGACAGGCCTCATACTTTCATACAACATAAACAGGGATCCATTCAAGACGTTTTACGGGTTTGATGCAGACGGCCTCTATGCAACCGTCGATGCCATAAATTCCCTTCTCGAACAGGACTTTGATCTTGAGTCAAAGAAGCAGCTCTCAAGGATGTACCTGTCCCTTAACTCTGAGTTCTCAGACGTATACAAGGAGATGGGCAAGCTGAGAACGCTATACGGCGTCATGGAGTATTCCACCTTTGGCATAATAATGAGGTCAATGATGAACCTGTATGGCCTTGAAAAGATATGCAAGATGATCGTCTCAACAGAGGCAGGCGAGTATGAGGAGTCTTTCACAAGACAGGAGATAGAGGAATACCAGAAGGTCCTCAACCAGATACAGAGGAAGGAAGGCCAAACTCCTAGCGTTGTTGTCTCTGGAACATTGGACGATGACACACAGGATGCAATCAAGGCGTACCAAGAGAAGCTGGGTCTTCCGGTAACAGGAAAGCCAGGAGACAAGTCACTCGTCAAGCTGAAGGACTACCTTGTCTCCATGATCACATCAAAGACGAATTGATATATACAAGCATGAAGAACATTAAGAACATAGAATCATTCCTCCCCAAGCCGATGTTTGAAGGAAGGCAGATATCAGATCTCGTTCCGATGAATGAGGCTGTAGGAGATGGTATAAACCTTGATGGAAAGGCACTGTCGGATGTCAAGGTTTCAGGATGGCTTTGGGATTTTGGCATTGAAAAGAAGTCGTTCCCAAAGGCATCTGCGTTCTATGAAATACTTAGCCCTGAACAGGACCTATCTGTGTTTGCTGCACAGATGGTAAACACGTTTGCGGTAGAGGCATGGAAGGGCATAAAGACAAAGAAGATCTTCAATGCTGCTATACCGGAAAAGGAGAGGCAAAAAATCAAGGCGAAGCTCAGAGGATACTGGGGAACAAAGAAGAAGCTTGACCTCTACAACCAGGAGAAGGAAAATCTGGCAGAGTTCATAGCTGCGTTTGAGGCATTTCTCATACGAGGATCGCTTGGAGAATCAATACAGGCCCAGTCTGAATCCATAATCCTCACGAAGTCTGCGGACCCGACAGCTGGGCCGATGACAAAGATATTCACGAGCCTAAAGTCGTTCTTCACAAAGTCATCTTGGCAGAAGGCACTTGCATGGCTTGTGAACAACATTGCAAACAATAAGCAATATGTAAAGTGGCTTGACACGACTGTGTATGAGCCCAATGCTATAACAGCAGGAATAAATCCAGATGTTAAGAGCGCATTCAATTCTTTCATAGTAGATGCTGACCTAGAAGCAAACCTGCCAGACATGGAAGGTGCAATGTCTGCAATAAAGTCGGCTGTAAAGATGGTGATAGAAAAGAGCAATGCACTTCCTGAGCAAGGAAGAGAAACATGGATGGGCGCGCTGTACAACACACACCTTTTTGGCCTTTATCAGAAGATGCTCATCATAGGTTGCTGCGCATGGGTGTATGACCTCATAGGTGACACAAACATCATGTCAACAGGAAGCGTGATACCGACACCTAGACAGGCAGAAAGAGAAGAAGACCAATCGGCATATTCTTCTGGTCTGGAAGAAGACGAGTACAATGGAATAAAGGTGTACAAGATAAGCTACCTATCTCCTGAGTTCAAGAACATCATTAAAGCACTGCTTGCTGATGGGCAGATAGGGCAGAACAAGTTTGAGGAGTACACAAACAGGATAGATGCAAGAAAGGACTCAAGGTCAACCATACGATCAGTAAGAGCGGATGTTCTTGGATGGGGCAACACACATGGATTTAGAAGGACAGAAAGGCCTGATATCAAAGGCCTCTATACAGACGGGTCAACTAGGATAATAATCCCTATCACGATGTTCAAAAAATTGGTCGGATAAGAATGGAAAAGGACCAACAACCGGTAGGTGAGCTGTTTCAGGCCATGGGCGTGACCTTTACGTTCTCAAACCTAAAGAACCTTGCAGCCTCAAACATAACGTACCCACAGTTTCTTGCGTGCGTTGCGCAGAGGCTTTTGTTGAAGCAGTATGCAGCACAGACGATGGATGCAAACAACTTTCTGTGCCCAATGTCAAGAACATCAGACATATTCAACAAGAACAAGGCATCGTTTGAGACTGGTATAAATGATCTGTTCCTAAAGAAGTCCACACTTTCCGTCATAAACTCGCAGACGAGCAAGAACAAAGTGACCAGGGATGAACAGGCAAATGCAGCCAATGAGTTCGTCAAGTGGTATGATTCCATGTGGTTCAACAGGTTAAAGTCTGAGAATTTTCTTCAGAGACTTGAACGTTCATTCAATGCATCAGAGCTTCCTGAGATTGATGATGACCTAAACGATTGGGAAAAGCTTGCAAAGATGTTTGAATCGGTCAATGATAATGGGCTATTCAACGACATCAACATAGACAGCCAGGTGTTCATAAACAAGGCAGACAACATTCCACCAAAATGGTTTGACGAAATACTAAGCGATGTTGATAGGTTCATGAAGATGACTGGAACGGTTGACATTCCTGCATTTAAGAACCTGAGCTCAGATCAGGATCTGATACTTCCTACAACGTCTTCATTCATGATATCAACCGTCTACGGAATAGAGGAAGTAGAGGACAGGAAGAAGCAGTACAACGCTCCTCTTGATCCGTACAACATGTTCTACATCTTCAGGGAGTCAAGCATGTCCCACATACTAAAGATGAACCAGTTCACGTTTACATTGTATAACTACTTCAAAATATTGCTGTGATGATAAAGAGCTACTCAGATTGGGGAAAGTTGAATGAAGTTGATGAGCTCACGGAGCCTAAGCTTACCGGGAAGTACATCAATGGAATAATACAGGCCTATGAGAAGCTTCCAGCCGTGAGGCCGTCAAGGGATGTGCAACAGTTCACAAATGCAAAGGCAACACAGCCTCTTTCAACGTTCATGCGAAGCGTTTCAGGAAGGACGTCTGCTGAGATCCTTGAGTCGGTGATAAATGACTGGTACAAGTGGCCAGACGACAGCGAGACAAAGAAAGTCCTGCTTAGCTACATAAATAACGATGACGACCTCTCAAACCTGGCAGGATTTGGTCTACCATTCGGAAAGGTCCTTCAGGCAGACCCAAGCCTTCTTGCAGGCCTTGGTTCAATAGGAAAGTCTGCTCTCAAAGCAACTGCAAAGGTTGCAACAAAAGGTGCATCAAGAGGCATATTTGGGTGGGTGCCGAAGCTGTTTGGCATCAGAGAGTCAAACACAAGGGTCAATGAAGGTGCAGTGCTTGCAGCAGCAGGTGCGTTCATATTTGGAACACTTCTATCTGCAACAACAAGGTATGCTCTATACGGAAAAGAATCATTGGAGGATGACATACTAATGTCATGGACAACGCCGTACCTTCCAGACATAAAAGGAATCGTAGGAGATGATCCGATCATATCAACATACGTCAGCGTGTTCAACACAATGATGATGATAATATATGATTCATGGAACCTATGCATGGGGCAAGAGAAGTATGGAAACAACCCAAACCCAATTCTGTCATGGCAGAATGGTGATAACTACATAAGCGCGTACTACAAGCAGTTCTATGAATCTGATCCTGACATAAAGTCAAACTTCGTGACGTTCATGAGCAACCTAAAGACAGCTTGTCTCAATGACATGAAGAACCCTAGCAAGTTCCAAAAGTCTCCGTTCTACTACACAGGCGACAAGGTTCGTGTGAACTTTGACAACGGAGATTCAAAGGGCATTCCTCTTTCTGAGTGGTACAAGTGGCTTAGGGACAACTATAAAAAGTACACATTCATACCGGTATCCACCACTGAGTTCATTGCAAAGGACAGGGATGGGCAATTTGCACCTCTTGCCCCTCTTGGAATAAACGATGTTGCAATAGGAGATCCGACAAGGCAGATAACGCTTCAGCTCCCTGATGGGTCAATATCGACTCCATCTCTTCTTGAGCTTGAGGTCTATCTTGCAAACTCAAAGAACACTCCAAACTATGAGGTTGAATCACAGGATGTGACAACAGGAGGAAGCTCTTTGATACTGAAGGCAAGAGAGGACGTCAAAGCAGGAGAGCCACAGGAGAATGATATACCTGCAAAGAACTCACCTGTTGTGACAGGTTCAACGTTTGAGGAGATAGGCCTGAACATACAGGCAGAGGACCTCACATCTTTCGTCGGAATGGGCAACGTCTGATCAGTGCTCTTCTTCCTCGCACTTTATTCCTCTGTATACTAGGCCATTGAAGTCCCCGTTTATCTCATCTAGATAGAGCTCAATGTTTGATATCATCTCATCAAACACAGCAAGGTTTATGCTAAGAATTGCATTGAGCTTGTCAACGTTCAGCTCGTACATCTTGCTGTCGCAGATGTTCTCAACCGTAGAGAACAGGAACCTTGTCAGAGGGTTTACCCATGAATTGAAAGAATCCATCACAACTTTAGGGACGTTTGCCCTCTCACAGTCTGTCATGAACCTTGTGTATGAATCCTTTATTGCCTTTGTGACGTTGTTTCTGAATTCAATTGATTCAACGCTTATGTTTGACTCGTTTGCAACAAATGTTCTGAAAACCTCCTGTGAGGCCCTGAGCTTGAACGTGAGTATGTCAGTGAATGCAGTCTTTTTGAACCCAGACTTGAAGTGTATCCCAGGTATCTTAACGTCTATGAGGTAGTCTACTGTTGAAAAGAACGGGTGGTTCCTCATGAAGCTGGTCTTCTTGTCCATCCTCTTCTTTGTTGCATCCTCTATGGACTGCTTTATCTCTTCGTTCCTTTTCTCCAGCTCTTCTATCTTTCTCTTTAGACCTTCATTCATCTTCTTCATTTCAAAGAAGTTTGTGTCCATCTTCTTCATGAAGTATCTTGTGAATATGAATATTGCAGAAAGAAGAGAAAGCACCACGAATCCTTGTATAGGGCCAACTCTCTCTATGAAAGAAAGTGTGTCTGTTACAGTAGATGACATCGATCAGGAATTTTCTCTATATATCGAAAAGGGCTCCACTGAAAAATCAATGGAGCCCTTTATGTCGTTGTAAACAATGGATGTTACTTTCCGTTCATCAGCTGTGCCTTCACGCTGAGTGGAAGCTCTGATATCGATGCAGCGTTGTGCTTGCTGAGGACGTTTTCAATGTCCTTCATCGCAAAGCTTCTCTCCGTCTCTGCATTGATCTTCTTTATGTTGCTCTTTACGATTGGGGCAACTTCTGAGTACTTCTTCATGGCTTAACTATTTTTTTATATAACCTCGTTCTATCCATCTTTCTGCAGCAGAAACTATCTTTGGATGTGCATTGGTTAGGACCGTCTTCCACCTGTTCCTGACTATTGGCTCGTAGTGTCTGCTGAATATCTCATACCGATGAGGTCGGCCCCTCTTCAAAAGGTCTGGATTTGTTATGAAGAGCCTTGCTGCCTCTGCCATCTTCTCATCTAGCCCTCTCTCATCAGTTGACGTCACATTTTCTTCTATCTTCTTTATGTTGATGAAGTTCTTCCTGAACTTCTTACCAAGCATGTCTGATATGTAGTGGCCAAATTCATGGGCAAGTATGCCATACGGAGTAAGGTCTTGTATGTAACCAGGAAACGTCCAGTCGTATCCTGGGACCTTCACAGGAGGCCTGCACAGCTTCATGTTTACGTGTATGATGTTGTTTGGATAGAACAGCCCGTATGCTCTTACAGTACTTGAGTCTATGAAGACCTTAGGCATCTTTATGCCGTTCTTCTCAGAGAACCTCTCAAGGAGCTCTATTCCCTTGTAGAGCAGTTCCTCCTTTGACTCATTTCCGGTGAACTTCATCCTAGTAGTCCCCTTCTGCAACCTGGAGGCAGACAAGACCAATGTCCCTCCACATTTTAACAACAGAGCTTCTGTCGTCAAGCACGAACCACACGTTGTGCCTTGGCTCTATCTTGTTTACGTAGATCTCCTTCTTGACAACAAAGTCCGGCCTTCTATCTCCTGATGGCCTCATGTATATCTCAACATGCGCCATGTCGCTCATGAAAACTTTCCTCCTTATCCAATCAATCGATTGCTTCATGCATGAGTCCTCACGTCCTGTGCAGAACACAATGTTGATTCCGTTGGAGTGCAGCATCCTTACCAGCTCTATGACCTCTTGGATTGGTATATCCCCTGAGACCTTGTTGTACTCATACCAGCCCCTATCTCCCTTTGTTGAGATGGTGCCATCAAGATCCACTATGACCGTTTGTTTCTTCATGTTATGATTATATACTCCCATGAGAAACTTGTTAGAATACCAGGAATTTCTGCTAAAAGACGCAGAACCAGTCAATGAGGCAAAGGAGATAGACAGCCAAAAGATTGAGAAGGCGTTAAAAAAGAAGTCCGAGAAGACTGGAGTTTCCATGTCAGCTCTCAGGACCGTCATGAGGCGTGGAATGGCTGCATGGAAGACTGGCCACAGACCAGGTGCTGGACAGGAGCAATGGGGCTACGCACGCGTGAACTCATTTCTGACAGGAGGCAAAGGAACCTGGGGATCTCCCAAGAAGAACCCAAAAGGCGGCGCAGACTCTGATGTTGCAAAGAGGGTTGCAAAGAGCAAGAATGCAAAAGAAAAATTGAAGTTCCTAAAATGATAATGGATTTTGAGAGCTTCATCATCAATGAGGCAAAGAAAAAGTGGACTGATTCCACACACCCCTACTTCAAAGGCCTTTCAAAGGCAACTATAAAGGCAAAGAAAAGGCAGATGAAAAAGCAGTCATCGATGAAGGATGATGACCCAAGTGCTTACAAAGAACTGCCTGGTGATAAGAAGGGAAAGCCAAAGGTAAGAAAAAGCAAGCACACATCTAGGTATGAACAGATGTATGGTGAATAAAGATATATAGACAAAACCCTTGAGTCTTGACGCTTAGAGTAGATCAATTCATTCCGGATGAACGGATGTTGATGAGGTTTAACTACCCATTTAACTCCGATAACCTCTTCGGAAACACCATACTTCTGTACACCGGCTTGATTCCATCCGTCAACCCGCTGTATGGTCCTTCGTTTCCAGACGGGTCCATCTACTCTGCGAGTGGCATGGACATTCTCGAGAAGATAGACAAGCAGGTCCTATCGACAGTAGAGGGAAGCTCCGTATCTTTCAGCGACCCAAGGCTTACATACATACTTCCGTACAATGCGGTAGAAAAGTATGAGATAACCTTATGGTTCAAGGATGCATATGGGAACTACACCATACCAGTTTCCTCAGACTATTACGAAATCTTCTTCTACCCCAACACGCAGACGTACGTTGTTCGTTTCAAGAATCAGTATCAAGAGCTAAACTACCAAAGCACAGGAGAGCCTTTTAGCCCACCTGCAATCACATGCTACAAATACATCGGCCTCAAGGGAATTGAGAACCTTCCAGGCGGCGGTGGCGGCGGAGGGTTTCAAGGCCTTCAGGGATTTCAGGGGCCTGCATCAGGGCCACAAGGCGTTCAAGGAAATCAGGGTCTTCAGGGTCTACAAGGAAGACAGGGAAACCAGGGAAATCAAGGAGTTCAAGGAACTCAAGGCATCCAAGGAACACAAGGACTCCAGGGAGCAGGGAACCAAGGTCTTCAAGGAAGACAGGGATCCATTGGGCCTCAAGGAGCTCAGGGACTTCAGGGATCAGGAACGCAAGGAATTCAGGGCCTTCAGGGAAGACAGGGGACGCAGGGCTTTCAGGGCAAAGTAGGTGCATCTGGCGATCGTTATGAAACGACATCAGGGACAACACTTTCCATAGTATCTGGAACAACAATAAACCTAACAGTAGATGATGGACTTTCATATACTGTTGCTCAACGTGTTGTGGTTGCAAACTCCCTAACAGACTACATGTTAGGCGATGTTGTTACCTATAATCAGGGAACAGGAGATCTACAGGTCCTTGTTGATTTTTCTGTAGGAAGCGGTTCATACAACTATTGGATAGTGAACCTGAGTGGTGGCATAGGAATTGATGGATCACAGGGCTTCCAAGGATTCCAGGGTTTCCAGGGCACTGGATCAGATGGTGCACAGGGGTTGCAAGGTGTTCAGGGGACACAAGGAACCCAAGGCCTTCAGGGATTGCAGGGAATGCAGGGCCTTCAAGGAAACCAAGGAAACCAAGGAACTCAAGGCCTTCAGGGATTGCAGGGGGCTCAAGGTCTTCAGGGATTGCAGGGGGCTCAAGGTCTTCAAGGGAACCAGGGGACGCAGGGGACGCAGGGTGTTCAAGGCGCACAAGGCACACAAGGAGTTCAAGGCCTTCAGGGACTGCAGGGAAGGCAAGGAAATCAGGGCAACCAGGGCGTTCAAGGCGTTCAAGGCGTTCAGGGTCTTCAGGGAGTGCAAGGCACACAGGGAACTCAAGGCGTACAAGGTGCCCAAGGAGTTCAAGGCACACAAGGAATTCAGGGTCTTCAAGGATTACAAGGCAACCAAGGAAATCAGGGCAACCAAGGCAACCAAGGAAATCAAGGAGTTCAAGGCTTTCAGGGAACACAAGGCGTTCAAGGTGCACAAGGAGCGCAGGGGACGCAGGGTGTTCAAGGTGCACAAGGCACACAAGGAGTTCAAGGCCTTCAGGGACTGCAGGGAAGGCAAGGAAATCAGGGCAACCAAGGCAACCAGGGCGTTCAAGGCGTTCAGGGTCTTCAGGGTGCACAAGGCAATCAGGGCAACCAAGGAGTTCAAGGCACACAGGGCACACAGGGGAACCAAGGACCTATTGCAACAGGATTTCAGGGATTTCAAGGGTTCCAAGGGATTCAAGGAACGCAGGGCGCACAAGGTTCATACGGAGCAAGCTCAGATCAGCTTTTAAGCATAACAAGAACAAACGATACATCTGCATCTTCTGGATCTACTGATGCATTCACCGGCTCAACGTATACTGATAACATACCTCAGCTGGGAATGTCTTTCAGTTCGTCTAATGGAAGATTTACGGCTGCAGAGAATGGGTACTATGCAATTGAGGCAATGCTCATCGTTGATCCTGCAACAACTGCAGATGTCATAACATTCACCGTTCAAAAGGATGGTGCAAGCATTTGGTCATACAACCTTAGGATATATGGCGCGTCAACCGTGTCACCTGCACCTGTTCCTATAACACTTTACACGAGTCTCAATGCAGGTCAGTACATAAATGTCCTGTTCAATTCAGGAGGCCAGAACGTTACCATAAAGGCTGGATCTTCGATGAGCATAACTAGGCTCTCTGTTGGACCACAGGGCATACAGGGCATACAGGGAATTCAAGGGCTTCAAGGGCTTCAGGGACTTCAAGGCATTCAGGGACTTCAGGGACTTCAAGGCATCCAGGGACTTCAAGGAAACCAGGGTGCATCAGGAAACAATGGCGTGTCTGGTGGTTTAACATACTACCTAAACTACTCGCTAGATACTTCGTCTGCGATAGGATCTCCTACATATAAACAGTTCAGCCCTGTTCCGATTAACGGCCCGCAGCAAAGTGTAAGCACAGGAAGCGTTTCTTCAGGGAGCACTGTCACTGTCACATCATTTGCAACAGACACGGGAGTTCCAGGAATAAGCATCATTCCTTCTGGAATTTGGACATTTAACATACATGCAGGAGCAGATTCAAGCAGCCTTTGGGAGATATCGGTAGATGTCTACAAGAGGGACACAGGAGGAACAGAGACACTTCTGTTCTCAACTGATCCAGATGTGCGTACCATAAGCACAACGCCTGTCATGTTCACGACGGATGCATACTACATAGGAGGATCAGTAGATCCAACCGATAGGCTGATTGCAAAGGTCCAGGCAAAGAACGCTGACTCATCTTCATATACGTTGACGTTCTACACAGAAGATACGATACACTATTCGTATGCAAGCACACCTCTAAATGTCCAGGGATTGCAAGGCCTTCAAGGACCTCAAGGGATACAAGGAGTTCAGGGCACACAGGGTCTTCAAGGAAACCAAGGTGAAACTGGAACGCAGGGTATCCAAGGATTGCAAGGGTCACAGGGGCCTCAGGGCGATCAAGGCTTTGATGGACCGCAGGGTACACAGGGGGATCAAGGCTTTGATGGTGTTCAAGGCGTTCAAGGCTTTGATGGGATGCAGGGGTCGCAAGGAAACGAAGGCCCACAGGGAGCGCAAGGCTTTGATGGCGTTCAGGGAGTGCAAGGGCTTCAAGGTGTACAAGGCAGTCAGGGTGTCCAGGGCGCTCAGGGTAATGAGGGTGTTCAGGGGATTCAAGGGACACAAGGTTTGCAAGGAAATCAAGGTGTTCAAGGAACACAAGGAGTTCAGGGAACTCAAGGTCTTCAGGGACTACAAGGCAATCAAGGAAACCAAGGTGTTCAGGGAACACAAGGTGTTCAGGGTGCACAAGGCAACCAAGGAAATCAAGGCGTTCAAGGCGTTCAGGGAACACAAGGTGCACAAGGAGCGCAGGGTGCACAAGGCAACCAGGGAGTTCAGGGAACTCAAGGTCTTCAGGGACTACAAGGCAATCAAGGAAACCAAGGTGTTCAGGGAACACAAGGTGTTCAGGGT